GTCTGCTGCTGAGGTTCCTGTTCGATGACTTCGGCGTCCTGAATGTCCTTGAAATCGTCAACAGAAACGGCATTGATGTCGATGACATCTGTCGGGTCGATCTTTTCCCCGGCTTCTCGTTTCGCGTCAACATTAGCCACCTGCAGGGCTTCTATGGAAACTGGTAGGTATTTGAAGAGGCGTCTGATGACTGTTTTCAGGGCCATCTGTTCAAAATACGTGTTCCAGATGTTCTTTGACTTAGCCTTGGTTTTGACAGCCTCAACCTCGGCGCGAGACATGACCTCGAACTGGTATCCGCCACCGCGCAGGTTTGCGACCGCGTAGACAAACGTGATCGGTTTTTTGATGCGGTCGGCTTCGACGCTTGGAACGTGGTGGATGTCCGGATGAAGACCGAGTTGATAGTTGAAATCGTCACCTTCGTGGACAGCAAAAGCTGAGAGGGACAAAACTTGTCCGGAGCGCCGGGCCAAATCAATCATTCCGCGGTAGCCCAAGATCAATTGGCATTGGTTGCCATAGGGAACCAGGTAGGCTTGTCCGAGAGCTGAGCCAGGTTCAAGACCAAGCTGAGCAGACTGCATGACCGCTCCGAGGAACGAGGCCGGTGTGGTGTTGAGAAGGGATGGCGTTTTACGCAATTCGGTCGCGGCAATTCTTGCCATGCGATCAGCGCTCAGATGTTTCGGAACAGCCAAGGCCAGTTGTTTTTTGAACTGGTCGGACAGAACCTGCTGGACGATTGCCGGAGCTTTTGTCTTTGGTTTGGCGACTGGAGCAGAAGGGGCGCCGACAGCGGCGGCGAGTTGGTCAGATGTAGACATAATTTAATTCCTATGAAAAAGCCCCTCGAACTGGAGGGGCTTTGGTTGATTAAGAGTTACGAGAAATAAGCCAGAGGCAAAAATAAAGCCCGCTTGTGCAGGCTTGGAGGGAATTTGGCTCGGTTGATCCGGCTCAACCGAGAAAGCCTTTTCTTGTTGCACCGTACTGTAGTGCTCGAAGCGAATATTACACAAAACCGCTCCTTTTATCAGTAGAAACCCTGCCCATTTTGTGTAGCCAGAAACTAAAAGGTTACGCGCACACACGCATAACGCGAGTTGTGCTTTCTTTCAGATAGTCAAAGTAATCATTCAGGTGTTCTTGCTTGAAGGAGTCTGAGTCGAAGCGCTTGGATGTCTGGGTTTTGTAGGTGAGGACTTTCTTGCCGTCCAAGGTCAAAATTTCGTTGTCTTTCATGTCGATCGCGATCTTTGCCTTAACCGCGTCTTGCTGCTTCTTGAGCTCTTTAATTTCGCCATTAAGACGAGCATATTCGCCGTAGTTAATAGCCAGATCACCTTGAGCTTCGATAGCTTTACCATTAGATCTCCCGTAGAGCTTTAGAACGTCCTCAATGTTTATCGGTTCCGGAGGCGTTTTAGTTAGAACATAGTTGTTCCAGAATGCAGAGCATTTTTCTTTGATGACTTGGAATACATCCGGACGAGCATCGATCCAGTACATTCTGAAATCGGAACCACCGATTAAGACAGCCAGATACATACCACGAAGCCGCAGAATTCCGCAATACCACTGAATTTGAGTTTCGTAGTAAAGCGGGATCACATGCTCGGTCCTGAGGTTGTTCTGTTTGATCTCCAGCTCCTGAGAAGGTCCCCAGAGATCCGCGGTGAAGGCGTTAGCAGTTTTTGCTTCAAAGGCCACATCCGTGTTGATGATGCGCTCAACTCCGGTGATATCGGCATACTTCTCAATTTCTTCGACCTTCAGGAGCGGTCGAATTTTTTTTGCAATCTCCGGATTGATAATCGCTCGGTCGATGTTTGCGATTGCCCAAGGAGTTTCCGGATCTGCGAACTGGTGAGAAACCTTTTGAACTCTCTTGCCGGTGCGTAGCTGAAATTCTTTTGCGACCGTATCTTCGAGAACGGTTCCCCAGTAAGCAGGCTCGGACATTTCTTTATCTTCAGAAAGCCCGAGCTTGTCGTTCCAAACGTCCAGCGGCGTCTTCCACGGATTCAGCCCAAGAACCGCTGCAACGTCCGATCCGCCGATACCCGTACGCCGACCCTCTAACCAGGCGGCTCTTTGTTCGTTAGTCATTTTTTCGGATTCCTATCAATACTTTGCTCTGCGCAACCCTCTTTTCTTTGTTTTTTGCGTAGTACTCGTGATTCAGTTCTCGGTTGCGCTGTTTTTTACGCTCTGCGTCAGTAATTACCGCCATTCGTTTTCCTTCAAAAATTCGTCAAACACGGGCTCAATCTCAGGATGTCGTTCATCTTCACCCTCTTCAGCAAGTTGGTTGATCCTTTCATCGCAATATCGCGGGATGTACTCTTCAAAGAACTTTTCGAGGAGCCGTTCATATTCAGCTTGCCGTTTTTCTTCCTGCCAGCTCATTTGCCAGAGATCTCCTGGCCCGGGGCATGTTCTCGGAGTTACATGCATAGCAGCCACCTCTGAAAGGCATCGGCGCCGAGGACTAAGGTCAACGTGCCGAAAAACAGGGCGAAGGCGATCAGAGCGCAGAGGAAACATGCGAGATCGTCCTCTAACAGATCATCAAATTTTTTATTCATGACAACCTCGAGATTGGGGTGAACCTGCGATCAGTAATCTATATATGCGATCTCAAACCAGGACCTTTGCCCAATTACTGATTATTCCCGCTTGAAGTACCTCTCAATCGACAAACGAGGGGACGGAGGCCGGGCAAAAATTTCCCTTTCGCAGGTTCAAAACTGTAAAAACCGCCAGCTCAAGAAGGAAAACTGGCGGGGCAGAGGAGAGAAACTTTTAATTTTTAACGTCCGGGTAGATGTCCTTATCAATCGCTTCCATTCCAAGGTCAGAGATGAAATCCGCTGCATACTCTTTGAAGATGGCTTTGACTTCTCTCTGAGCTTCAGCAGTCTGGACAACGTGGCCGAGATCAAGTGTTATCTCCTTCTTGCCATTGAGCAGGGCAGATACAACAGCGCGCTCTGCATACGCAAGAGCATCAGTGAGACAGGTTGCAGAACCCCTTTCCGTCAAGATGTCATCAACAACTTCGTCAAAAATCTGTTTTTGCTCGTCCGGTAATAAGATCATTTTTCTCTCCTATAAAACCATGTAAAAAAGACCACATTCAAAAGCTCCCCTCAGCGCAAAAATTGGAACTAAAAAATTGGTAAAAGCCTGGGGAGCTTATGAAGATGGTCTGAACTTGTACGTTTTTTGAACAAGTTGGGATTTAAAGGCAACAAAAAGGCCGCCGAAGCGGGCTATCGAAGTATTCGGAAATTCCTAATAGTTCGAAAATTGATTAGAACGGATGCGATTCGTAAGAAGTCAAACAGGCCTCTAATTTCTTCATGGCTTCTTCTTTAGTGTCAAACTCTTCTTTTAATTGATGATAGAGAGAGAGGACACTGGCGACTTCGCTATTCCATCTGCGGAAATTCGTAAAAATCCATTTTTTTCTTTCTGTGCGAACAAGAAGGCAGATTTCTTCGTTTTTATAGTGACAAACCGAGCGAGAATCTAAAGTAACGAAATTTGGAAGAATTGCTCCTTCGTTTCGTTTAAATCGTTTTAACAACTCCTCAAGTGCAAATTTAGCTTCACCGAGACTGAGAAACCTTTCCCAACTTAAATTAAAAATTAAATAGCTTTGAAGTCTCTTGTCTTTGATCGCAAAGAAATCAATGAAACCAAAATCAGAATGCGAACCACAAAGCAGGCAAACGTTTTCGCCTTTATATTGAACTTCGTAGAATCCCGGAAACTTTTCGATGTACTTAACTCTCATGTTTTTTCTCCAACTAAAAAAAAACAAAAGCGCCCTCCAGCGTGTTAACCGTCTCTAAAAAAGGAGAAGAGGCCGGAAGACGCTTTTGTTTGCGCTCTACAGTTTCTCTTGCGAGAGCGCTTAGCTCACCCAGTTCACGAGACTGGGACGCCCGAGTTTCTGTTCTTGGTTTTGATTTCCTCTTCTGGTTAGCTTCTCGGGACCTCAACGCAGGTTTCCTGTTCTTGATACTGCGTGCATCTCAAATGCCTTTATTTGTCAGAGGTCTCTAGCTGAAAAGTGTTTCGTGGCTACCGTTTGCCTTACTCATTCACTTCACTGACTGCTGGTGTTCGATTGTCTGTCTTCGCGTGACCAGCACCGCCCGCACTTGGCCGTTTCGAATTTTTTCGCTCACAGGTTCTGCTTCTGTCTGCTGCGTCGGCGTTTAGTTCTCCATGGCGCCGATTCTGAAATTGTTTACCTTAGAGGAACATCGTCTTGTCCTATAAATTTGATAAGCAAATATTACCATATAGGTAATAAAATATGCAATCAATTAGGTTAGATTTTTGTTACCAAGACGATAAGAATCTTTGAGTTGAAAATTTGTTGTTTTTTGGGGACAAAAAAAAGACCGCCGAAGCGGTCTGCGCGATCAAGCAAATGGAGCTATAACAACTTTCGTGTAACGACTACATCAACAAAATTCAATGGCAAAATTGGGTAAGTCCATGGGCTTCTATATTTTTTGAAGTCTTCAAAAAGCTCTTCTTCTCCTTCAAATAAAACTCTGACTGTGGCTTTACATTCTCCTAATTGAGAAGCAGCCAGCTCATCCGCGTAATGAAAAGTCCGTCTCCAAAGCATGTCAAGAAATAGGCGGAAAATTTGTTCTTTTGTCGGATTCTCTAAATTTACATATAAGTAAACAGGCCGAGGAACTACTTCCATTTCCTTTAGGATGGGATACCAAAAACTCCATTCGTCCCATGTCCAATCGCTGTTTTTAATCAATTCCGGGATAGGACTTTTCTTATCTGTTAACGCTCTAACATTCAAGTCTTTCCCAAGAATTTGCAAAATTTTTCGTTTAAGCTCCGCTTTTTGCTCCTTATTGAACCCCTTTAAATGAGTTAATGAAAGATCAATAACAAAACTGAAATGCCGTTTGGTTGGTACGCTTCCGTTTACTTTTTTCTTTTTCGAATAAATATCCTTATATGTTAGGACCTCGGGGATAGGTTCTTCGTACCGCTCTATGACTTCCGGTTTGTTGCTCTGGGCAGAATCGACATTGTTTGGGGATAAAAAGGATTTCAATAAATTGAACAACCCCATACCATCTCCTTTAAAGAAAAAATACGAGAAAAACAAAAAGCCAACTAATCGTATCTTTTTAGGTTCATTGAATTAACAACCCGTCCCAGGACTTGGAGTCTAAATTCAACCTCCTTAAGCGGTATTTCGAACGGCCTGTAGAGAGAGTTGTCGGAAATAAAGAGAACGGCCCCAGGGATGCGCTGAACGCGTTTCACGTAGAGGTCTCCATCAACGAGAACGCAGAAAACACCGTCCCGTTTAAGATCTCTGTCTTGACGGTCAACCACAATTAAATCGCCATTTCTAAATGTTGGCTCCATGGAGTCACCAGAAGCGGTTATGAGTTCGTACCCTTGCTCTCTAATCTTGCTAATGTTTTCTTGGAACCAAGGACGTGAGACCTGAATTTGTTCAACGAAGGCATCATCCTCGTAGTTCTGGACGCCAGCTGACCCGCAGCAGGCTTGGATGTTGATTCTTTTCAAGTTGATGATATTGTCATCTGGCCAGTCGTCCGGAGTGTGGTTGGTATCCATCCAGCCATAACTGAGACCTAATTTTTCTTCGATGTCACGGGCAAGCTTATCGCCCATTTCGTAAAACGTTCCATTTCCTCTATCAGATCGGTTCCTTATCTGTCCGAGCGAAGGATGATTTCGTTTCCTGCCCAACTGTTCGTTTAGCTCCGCAAGGGAGCCAGCTCTGCTAACGAGCGTGTTTAAGTTGTCTCGACGAATTTCAGCAACTGTTTTCATAGTTATCTCCTTAGGCACAGATTACCAAATTGATAATTGACACTTACCAATTAGATAATGATAAAATCTAACCAAATAGGTAATGGTGGTTTTTATGAAACTTGCTGAATTTTTTGAATTGACTGGAGCACCGTCTAAGAAGGCATTGGCCGATTATTTAGGTGTTCCGGCCTCAAATATTTCAAATTGGATTAGGAATGAACGTCCTATTCCTTCCCGTCACTGCGCAAAAATCGAACAGTTCACGAAAGGTGCAGTGAAGATGGAAGAGCTCCGGCCTGATTTTCCTTGGGATGATGCAAAGAGAGTTATTGCCGATCGGATTTCTTCCGTTTGAATAGGAGCGCTAAAAAATGCGTAAATATTCGAGCATCACACCAAAATTCTGGATAGGGAAGACTGGTCGGAAACTAAGAGGCGATATTTCGGCCAAATTGGTGGCGGCTTATCTGCTCTCTTGTCCGAACAATGACATGACCGGAGTCTTTTATTGTCCTCTGTGTCAAATCTCAGCAGAAACTGGACTTCCGTTAGAAGCCCCTTCGGTGCCCCTTCCAAGCCCCTTCCAAGGCCATTTAAAGGGTATTCGAGAGGCTTTGGAGACCCTTCAAAGGGAGGATTTCGCCATTTACGACTATGAAAGCGAGTATGTGTTCGTCAAAAAGATGGCGCTATTTCAGATTGCTCCGGAATTAAAGCCAACAGACAAAAGAGTAACGGGCATTAAGACGGCAATTGAATCCATGCCGGAAAACTTTAAGTACCTGTTTATTAAAGAATATAACGAGCGCTTTAACCTTGGGTTCAAGGATATTCCGGCCCCTGATTTCAAAGAGTTCTGTAACCAAACACAGGAAGAAAATAAGACCTTTGAAAGCCCCTTAGAAGCCCCTTCTAAGGCCCTCCGAAGCCAAGAACAAGAACAAGAACAAGAACAAGAAACATATACACGCACCGAAAAGAGCGAAAAACAGTCGGCAGTTGCAGAAAATTTCGCGGGGCGTGAGTGTGAAAAACCAGTTTCTCTAAAAACTGAAGCCATTGAGGAAGAACTTCCGCTTGAAGAGCAGGAGGCAAGTGTTTCCAAAAAGGAAATAGTTGAACCGAAGCCAAAAAAGGAAGTCAAGACACAACGCCTCCAGAAACCTGAGGAATTGACTGACGAGTTTTGGCAGGACTTTTTGGCTTATCGAAAGCAAAAGAAGGCGCCGGTAACGGAAAGAGTGGTTTCGCTTCTTCGTAAGGAAGCTAAAACCGCCGGCTGGAAATTGGAAGAGGTCATCAATGAAATGATGGTCCGCAACTGGACAGGGTTCAAGGCCGATTGGGTTAAAGACGATTGGAAAGATCCAAATGCTCATTGGGTCTCTGCTTCTGAATACAACAAAGAACTTCCTCCAGTCACGTATTCAACTGGTGCTAGATCTAAGTTCGTAGAGAAACTTCATGCCGGCATGAGTGCCTACGACATCAAAGACCTTCCCAACAATAAGGAGCAGAGATGATGTTTGCCGCTGCTGCCGTTGTTCGAGACGATCAGGGTAGAACGTTTTACGAGCATCCGGACGCATTTACGACTACCCAGTTGGTCTTTTTCCCTCGCCTGACTGACAGTGAGCTGGCTCTCTATCAGGCTGATGCGATCTACGAAGATGAAATTGAGGTGTTGCCTAGAAGGCGACCACAAGTTCCGACGGTGTTGTTTTCGTTCTGCGATGAGCCAAATCACATTAAGGCCGAATTTCTCCGAGGAAAGATTGTTCTGATCGACTTTATCGATGTCGACGATACGCCCGAACTCAGAGAAACCGTCCGTCGTTGGATGCTTGAAATTCCTAAAGCTCTACCAGCTGCCGTCATCGTTTCGGTGATGTTCAAAAACAAACAACTGATTGCGTGGAAATTTGACTATGAATCCAAAAAATACAAGCGTTTCGCCTGAGCTTGATGGCTATTGGGGCGATCCGACGGGCGGGGCAGAAATAGAAACTTCTCTGTCTGAATACGAGAGTAGGGCTTACAAGCCCCCTGAGTTTTTCATCAACAAGGACGTTCTTGAGTTTAAGAACGACTTCCAGAACTATCTGGACGCGAAGAAGACTCATGTTGCCAAGTTCACGCTTCCCTTCACGCAAACCAATGAAGGCTGCATCGGTCGACCGATCGATTTTGAATTTCGACCCGGAGAACTGACGGTGTTGGCTGGCGAAAACGGTTCCGGAAAATCTCTGCTGCTTGGGCAGATCGGACTTCACCTCATTTCATGCGGAGCTTCTCTCTACATTGCTTCCTTTGAAATGGCTCCGGTACGGACGATCGAAAGAATGCTCATGCAGACTGTCTGCAGCACTGAGAAACGGATGATTGAAGAGCCTGACGTTGACCTCTTCTTCAAACAATTCGCCTCAAGAATGCGAATTTGTGACCTTCAGAGAAAGGTTTCTCCGGACGAACTTTTGCGCCTTCTTGATTCCGCCGTCCGAGACTACAGGTCAGACATCCTCTTTGTTGACTCTCTGATGATGTGTGTCAGAGACGATATGGACAAGAAGGAAACTGATTACGTGATGACAAAACTGGTTGAGTTTGCTCGGACCAACAATGTCCACATTGTTGTTGTGGCTCATTGCCGTAAGCGCGGGGATGCCAGCTCAAAAACTTACTCCGTCTTTGATTCTGCTTCAAAAGATTCAATCAAAGGGAGCTCCAACATCACGAACATTGCCTTCAATGTCTTTGTCTTGGCTCGTGATTTCTCCAAGGTTCAAAAGAAGGCAGAAGGAAAAGATGTCGACGACACCAAGCCTGATTTTGTTTTGAACCTGTGTAAGCAGAGAAATGGAGCTTGGGAGGGGTTCATCAAGCTTTGGAGAGACAACGCCAGTCTGAATTTCTGCACGTCTTGGACGCGTGTTCCAGTGAGGCCATGGCTGGATTTAACAAAGTCAGAGCCGGCGCCAGAACCCTACTTTTAGGAGGTTTTATGTCAGAGAGTGCATGGCAGTTGCTGATGATCATTTTGGCGCCGGCGGTGTTCATCAATCTGGTGCTGTTCGGATTGCTGGTGAGGGCGGCGCTTGAAATCCGAGGGGAGAAAAAGAATGCGAGTTGACAGGATCAAGGAAGTTGAAGTCCTACGTTTTACTGCTGAGGAATATCAACAAATCTACGGGGAATCAATATCTGAGTGGTTCAATTGGGTTAATGAATGTGCTGACCCAGATGAAGTCAGGAAGGCGACTCTTAAGGCCTGGGGTTTGCTGAAGCGCAATTCTGATTTAACCGGTGAACAGTCGGTCAGGGAGGAATGGCAGTATGAGCTTTGATTTCAGGAGCTTTGTTCTATCTCTCGGTTGCATCGGTGGGATCCTCTACTTAGCAGATATTTTCTGGTTTGCATGGAGTGGGTCGAACATAGATTACTGCATGGCCTGGGTTGTCGGAATCTTTATCGGAGCCGTTATCGGCTCAATCAGGTGGCGAACATGACTGGGTGCTGCCTCTACTGCATTCATGCTCAGGCCTTCTGGACAGGTCCAGACGGAAAGAAGCATCTTCCTCCAAAACAGTCCTTTGGGGACATGAACATCTACTGCCACCATCCGGATAAAGGTGCTGGCATCGAGTGCTATCCGATCTCCTTTGCTCGATGCACAGTATTTGAACAAGCGGGAGACGAGCAAATTCAACGCAGGAGAGACTTCTTCTCACAGTTTGAACGTTGGCCTTCGCACGCTCAGATCATCGCTCAACGGAACTCTAATGTTCTGGAAACAGCATCAAAGAATTCAACCAAACAACACAAACACAATTAGGAGGGATAAATGAAAAGGTTTTTACAAGCAAAAGGCAGGTTAAAAGTAGGAGAAATGAACCGAACCGAGGCCGCTTATCGGGACTACTTGGAACAACAGAAAAACGCCGGGTTAATCCTCAAATATTGGTTCGAGCGCTTCACGTGGAAGATTGCCTCAAACCGATGCTCATACACGCCTGATTTTTTGGTCATGCGTCCGGATAAAACGCTAGAACTGCATGAGGTTAAGGGTTCTTTGAGGATCTTCCAAGAAGATGCAAAGGTGAAATGCAAAGTCTGTGCCGATGAGTGCCCGATTCCGCTGTTTGTCGTTACGCCGAAACCGAAGAAAGAGGGAGGGGGTTGGAATGTTCAGGCATTTTAACGTTGAAGCATTTGTTTTCTGGTGGCTCAATTCTGTGATGGCAATCTTCGCCCTTCTTTGGGTCGCTAAGAAGATTGCGGATTTTTTGGAGCACCGCGACAAGCTCAGGAAAAAGTTGGATTTCTTTGGGTTATCGGCCATCGGAATTATTTATCTCTACTGCACGTTTAGTTACTTGAGGACTCTTGGATGACAGAAACAGAACAAAAACTCATTGATGATCTCAGACCTCGTTTGGACAACTGGCGCCGTGCATACCGTGACCGTGTTGTCAAAAATGTCTCAATTGCCTACGCGGTAGAGAGAGCGCTCGCATTGACAAGAAACAAGACTGATTTTTCAGAGGACTACACAGAGGATGATGGCAACAGCGGCATGAAGGCCCGCGAAGTCGACATGAAGGATGCCGATTTGCTTAACTTCACGTGGCAAAACATGGCAACACCCGAAACGGAGGTGTTATCCATTGGAACCCATGGCCTCAATGTAAGGACGGCGAAGTTCATTGTGCTGTTGTACACCTTCGCATCAGTGCATTCTCTCGACAGGGCCAGAAGAAAAATTTGGCGGATAAGGCCTAAGGAGTTAGACGCTTGGACAACCGACGCTTTGTTATTCTTTGCGTTGAAACTGCGGTACTTCGAACAAATCGGAAATAAAAGAGGGAAAAATGCGTCTTGATTGGAACTTGATAAGAACGATCCTCGCCCACGTTGAGGCTGAGACGATTAAAGAATTTTTAGAGGATGCGGATAGTATTTCCCAGTGGAAAGAGGGTCAGTTGCTTTCAGAACGCTTAGAGTCGAGGCAAAATCCGGCTCAAGTGGTCGTCTTGAGACATATCAAGCTTTTAAGCTCCGCCAACTATGTTGAAAACATCGAAATTAAAGAGAGCGCGGATGGCTTCTTTAGCTTTGCGTACACGGGAGAACCGAGTTTGACGTTTGAAGGGTACTCTCTCCTTGAATCTCTTCGGACCGATAATTTCATAGGGAAACTAAAGAAATACGCGAAAGAAAAAGGCGTTCCGTTGACGATTGAAAACGTTATTGAGCTGGCAAAAATTGCATTGCCGGCCTTGATCAAAATGGATTAAAAACGGGGCGAGATTGATTACAGAGCTGTTTGGTGTATAGTGATTACAAGACAATTTCAAGCTGTGTATCAGCCGCCCGATTTTTTGGCTTAATCAGAGAAGGTTCCTTGCGGAGGAACCGGTGTGTCCGAAGAGAACGAGACACAGAGCGTTAAGCCAGGCGAATATGAGAGCTCCGATTTCGGGGCTTTTTGTTTTTCGGCCGTTCGCTCAATCTTCGATTGTCCTCCCGTACTCCAAAATCGAATTATTAAAGAACAGGCGGACGGCCAATATTCTCAGCGGTTTCATTGACCTCAATGATTATCGACAACCGCCAGCCTCTCGGTGGGCTCAAGCACCGAGCCATTTACAACATCCAGCAAGCCTAGATTCCCAACGGGAAGATGCTCACTCCGCTGGATTTCTAATTCTCCTGACGAGAATGTCGGAGAAAACCGCCTTAACAAACTATCTCCTTGGGGTTGGTTGGAGTGCGCTCGGCTGAAAGATGTCGGGCGCACCTTTTTTAAGCTATGAAAGAATCTGAACTCAAAATTCTTTACAGGCCGGTCAATGACCTGATTCCGTATGCAAACAATGCCCGGACGCATTCTGAGGAACAGGTGAATCAAATCGCCAGTTCGATCAAGGAATTTGGGTTCAACAATCCTATCCTTGTGGATGAACAGGGCGGAGTGATTGCCGGACATGGACGCTTGAAGGCGGCCAAAAAACTTGGGCTTAAGGTTGTCCCGACCATCGAACTAAGCGGATTATCCGATCCGCAGAAGAAGGCCTTTATCCTCGCAGACAATCGAATTGCTCTTAATTCTGGTTGGGATATTGATCTCTTGAGAATTGAGCTGCAGGAATTGCAGGATACAGATTTGGCGCCGGTCACTGGGTTCTCCGACGAAGAGTTGAATGCTTTGTTGTGTGGAACTACCGAACCCGCAGAGGAAGAACCGGAAAAAGAGGAGCCCGAGGCAGACCGCTTTAATCTGACGCTCTCAATTCCGATCGAATACAAAGAGCAGGTTCAGGATTTTGTTAAGAGTTTCGGACCTGAGGATTTAATTCAGAAGATCATCGATGTGACCAGTTAACCAAAAGAAGGTTGAAGGCATGGAAGAAAAAGTTCAAAAGAAGCGGACTCGTCCACGCATTCAGATTGATCTGGAGAAGGTTGAACAACTGGCTCAGGTTTGTGACAACGAGGAAGAGATTGCTCTCGCGCTCGGGATTAGTTATCGAACCTTGAGAAATCGAAAAAAAGATTTTGCCAATTTTGCCACCGCCATAAAAAAGGGAAAGGCTAAGGCCAACGCCTTTGTTGGCGGAAAGTTGATGGCTCTCATTCGAGAGGGAAATCCGGCAGCGACCATTTTTTACATGAAAAGCCGCTGTGGGTGGAAAGAGACCGACAGGAAGGAGATCACTGGAAAAGACGGTGAACCGGTCAAGGTCGATAAAGTTAACCAGCTGGATCTAAGCAAGTTGTCATTAGAACAGCTTGATGCGCTGGAGGGTATTGTGAATGCGGCTTCCAACGATACAGGAGATCAGACTAGCTAAGGCTCGTAAATCGCTCGCATATTTCACTACGTACACTAAACCTGATTACCTAATGGGGTGGGTTCATCGTGAGATATGCGCCGCGCTTGATGATTTTTTACAGGCTGTCGCCGATAAGAAATCTCCTCGGTTGATTATTACCATGCCTCCGAGAAGCGGTAAAAGTGAGTTAGTTTCCCGCCGTTTCCCTGCCTATTCCTTCGGGCGTTTTCCCGATCTTCAAATAATCGCTACGTCTTACAGCTCAGATTTATCACAGCGTTTTAATCGTGACGTTCAGCGGATTATCGATGATGAAAAATATCAAGAGATATTCCCCGAAACGACGCTAAATGGTTCGCGAGGCCGGACGGACTCGCGAGGGGCGTACATTCGGACATCCGATTTATTTGAGATTGTCGGTTATGCCGGCGCCTATCGCTCATGCGGCGTCGGAGGCGGTATTACGGGCCAAGGCGCAGACTGCCTACTCATTGATGACCCCGTGAAAGATCGCGCGGAAGCGAATAGTGCCACGGTGCGACAGTCTATTTGGGACTGGTACACATCTACGGCGTATACGCGCTTATCACCGGGCGGTGGTGTGATCGTCATGGCTACGAGGTGGCACTTAGATGATCTCATTGGGCGCCTCATTGAAAACATGGAGAACGGACAGGGCGATACTTTTACGGTCATCAACTATCCTGCGATTGCTGAGCATGATGAAATTCATAGGCGGAAAGGCGAGGCGCTGCATCCTGAGCGTTATTCGTTAGATCAGCTTAAAAAGATTCAGAAAACAGTCGGTTCGAGAGATTGGGCTGCACTGTATCAGCAGCATCCGGTTCCCGATGGCGGTGCTTTATTCAAGCTCGAGTGGTTTAGAAGATGGACAGCAACAAGCCTTCCGCCAGAGTTTGACCATACGCTCATGTCGTGGGATATGACGTTCAAGGATTCCAAAAACTCCGACTATGTGGTCGGTCAAGTGTGGGGCAAAAAAGGACCGAATTTTTACCTGCTTGATCAAGTACGGGGCCAATGGGATTTTGTGAAGACAAAAGAGATGGTCCGAGTTCTTGCCCATAAGTGGCCGCGTGTTGTCCGGAAGCTGGTTGAAGATAAGGCGAACGGATCGGCGGTGATCTCTGAGCTGAAATCTACGGTTTCGGGATTTGTTCCGATAACGCCCACTGAATCGAAAGAGGCCCGGGCATCGTCCGTCACTCCTTATTTTGAGGCAGGGAATGTTTTTATTCCGGAAGACAGTGCAGCGCCTTGGGTGCCGCATTACGTCAGTGAGTTGCTTGAGTTTCCTGCAGGTTCTCACGATGACCAGGTGGACAGCACAACTCAGGCATTGAACTATTTCCGCAACGGCTCAGGCGTCATTCTGACCCGAGAGCAGATGCAGCAGGCACGTTTTAGATTTTGAAAATCATGAATCAACTGGACGAAAACAAACGCCGAAAGATCAATCAAGAGATCCTCGACGCGGCAGGCTCTCGCTTCGTGCCTCCTAGAACATCGTTCTCTTCGGAAGATGCTAAAGCGCTCTTTTATCCTCCGATCACTTTGAACACCAAAGAGCCGGAGAAAGAGGAGTCTCGCTTCACGAACGATGCCGCGATTGGCTCGAGTTTCAACGCGTACTATGCATCTTTGACACAGCACGCTTTGGACCTAGGACAGTTCCCGATGACATCGTTTGTCGGTTACGGTGTCCTTCAGAATATCGCCCAAAACGGCATGATCCGCACCTGTATTCAGACTGTCGCGGATGATATGTGCCGGGAATGGATTCAGGTAGAGGGCGGTGAAGACGAATCGGCGGATAACGTTAAGCAGCTCCAAGATCTGCAGGAGAACAAGTATCGACTGAGACGGCTTTTTAATGAAGCCCTGAGCCTCGTCGGCTTCATGGGAGGATGCTTCATTTTCGTTGACACAGGAGTCGAAGGAGAGGCTCTAAAGCTCCCTCTTAATTTCTCTGACAAATCAGCAGAACTGGTTGGCGAGGATAAGTCGGTCAAATTTATTGTCATTGATCCGGTAAATGTCTCGCCTGGTTTTTACAACGCCAACCAGCCGCTCAAAGATGATTACCTTAAGCCAAAGTCTTGGTTTGTTTTTGGGCAAGAGGTGCATGCATCTCGTCTTATTCGACTGGTTGACAATGAGCCCCCTTTACTTCTGAGGCCAGCCTATAACTTCCTTGGAATCCCACAGGCTCAGATCTTATGGGACTATGTGCTGCACTGGAACAAGGCCAGAGAAACGGGCGTCAGCATTCTGGAGAAACTCAACCTCACGGTATTCAAAACAAATTTTGCTGAGGCTTTTGAAGCTGGCGGGATTGAGCAGTTAGACGCGAAGATGATGCTCTTACAGCGTTATCGCTCTAATGAGGCCATTTTTGCCTGTGATTCTTCCGAGGATCTGCAGAACATCACACTGACGATCTCAGGAGTTGAAGGCATTATTCGTCAAGCTCTGGAATTCATTGCGGCCATTAACCGTACACCGGCGGTCAAGCTGCTCGGAATCTCTCCGAGCGGTTTCAACGCTACCGGTCAGAGCGACATCCGGAATTACTACGACCATATCAAATCAAAACAAGAGCTCAATCGAGACGCAATTCAAACTGTCTTGAAAGCTATCCAGTTGGTGGAATTTGGACACGTTGATCAGTCCATTACATTCAAATTCAACGAACTTGGAGAGGCAGATGCCGCGGCCACAGCAATCACGGCCAAGACGAAGGTCGACATGTTGGCTGTTCTGCAGGACCGCAATGTTCTGAGTGCTGAAGAGGTCCGTGAGTTTGTCCGACGCGATTCCGATATGGGTTTGGACTTCATTCCGGAAGAATTGCCGGAAGGGATGGAGGGAGAGCTCATGACCGATGATCCCAGTCAGCAGAATGAGCTGATGAACAACTTCCTGAAACAGCGCTCGGCCGAGAACGTGGCGCCGGCGCCGAAGGTTGATGAAGACAAAGCTGGAGAGATTTTCTAATGAAGACTGCTCGTGCTGTTCAGCCGAATCTAGGCAGACAGGCAAAGTTCAAAAAGAAGCTCGACACCTTCTTGCGGTCCTTTAGAAATAGGATTCTCAACGAGATTCTCCTTTATCTGTCCGATGCTGGAGGATTGACCGAGGACGCTTCCTTAACGTTCCGTCCGGACGATCCTCTCGATCGCGCACGGCTGCGGAATATCAAGGAACGAATTAACCGCTTGGTTCTTCGTGATCCGGATAGATTCCGTCGCAATGTTGATGACTTCATAGCCCGTAACATGGGCAACTGGATAAGAACGGCGGATCGGGAAACACGCCAGATTGCTGAGTGGTACGTGAAAAACCTTGCCGCCGATGTCTCGACAGCTCAAAAGGCATCGCTCAAGGCGGCGGGCATTCCTGATTCCGTTTTTGCTTATGAGATGAGGCAGACGCGCAAGCACTTCTTCATCACGCCTCAGGCAATAAATGAACTACCGGGAATGGTCGCCGACACGACGAGCCTCATCAGCAACATCACAACATCCGAGCTGACAAATATTCGCTCTGCCTTTATGGATGCTTACGAAGGTCATGGCACGTATTCGCAGATTGTGGAAGCCCTTGGACGATCTTCTTCATTTACGGCTCAACGAGCTCAGCGTGTGGCAATTGACCAAACGCTGAAACTGAATCAGCAGATTCAGCAGGCCAACTGCAAAGGTTTAGGGATTACTCGCGGGGTTTGGATTCATGTCCCTGGCAAGTACACCAGTCGAGAAAGCCACATTGAGATGAACGGAAAAGAGTTTGATCTTTCTAAAGGCCTGTACGACAAGGAGGTCGGTCGGAACGTGATGCCCGGTGAGCTTTATTGGTGCAGATGCCAGTTCAGAAGCATCCTTCCGGATTAAACATTTTCGAGGTTATTACTGTGGGAAATCTAAAACGCACGGTTGCAATTGATTCTGTGAGTGTTCGATCTGTGGACGACAACGGTTTCCTCCATGTCCAAAAGTCTCCGCTGACAAGAGTTCAAGTTGCTCCGTATTACGGGAAAGAGATTGCAGGCTGGCGAGAGCTCGGATTAGACCCTGAAAAGATCTATCACGCCTATCGACCGCCTGAAGAACTTAGTTCTCCCGAAACTATTCAATCAATTAACGGTATCCCGATTCATCTGGAGCATCACGATGATCACGGAGCCCCCGAGAACAAACAAACCCGTGTGGGTACTACCGGAACGGACGGAGCTTTTGAGGCTCCGTTTTTAGTTAACTCTCTACATATTTACGACCAGGACGCACGCAGCAGGATCGAGGACGGTTCAATGCGTGAGTTGAGCCTGGCATATACGTTCGAGCCCGACTTCACGCCGGGAGAGACACCTGATGGAGAGAAATACGACTATGTGCAACGCCGGATCAGAGCGAACCATCTGGCGCTTGTGGAAACTGGGCGCGCTGGGCCTGAGGTAAGAGTTCGCGATTCTAATAAGGACTTTCTCAATATGGAAAAAGATGACGCTGTTGAGCAGGCTGAAGTGACGTTAGCAAAGGCGATTATCGATTTGCATTCCGTTGATCCCAACGGAAAAATCGTTGACGGCGCTCAAGATGATGACAAAGACGCGATGATTCAAAAAATCATCGAAGGACTGAAGGCAAAAGGCCTGACGGACGAAGAAGCTGAAAAGCTTAAGACAACTCTGTCTGACCTGGCTTACTCTCAGGCTACAGGAGACGAAGATCCCAAGCCTGATGATCAAAAAGAGGCACAGGACGACGATCCGGAGCTCGATGAAAAAATGAAGGATCCGAACTTCAAGGCTGGTTTTGAAGCTGGCGTCCTTTATGGCGAAAAACGTGAGAAGGACGATCCTAAACGCCTCGATTCTGATCACGAACGCGAAGGCGAAGAACGCTATCTCGAAAAAGAAGCAGAAGATGCACTGAAATCCTGTGGTCTTGATGAAGCTTCTGAAGAAGAGAAGAAGGCTTTTGCTGCCGGATTGAATTACGCCCAGAAGAAAGATGAAGGCGCACAAGATGAGGATCCGAAACCTGATGATGGCAAAGAAGAAAAGAGTTCTGCCTCTGACTCCATGAAGATTCTCCGAAACGCCATCTACTCTGAACTGGCCGCAATCGAAGAAGTCAAGCCGGTGTTAGGTGTTATCCGTGCAGGATCCTATGACTCCGCAGGTTCCATCTATGTGGCAGCACTCAAGAAACTCGGTTTGAAAAACATCCCCGCATCCGAAGCTCGTTCTGCGTATCGCGCCTACATGCAGGGTCGAAAGGCCTTAGCTGGTGCGAAAGACTCCGGCGCCAAGGTGACCGAGAAGCCGACTGCCGTCAGCGCAATTTTGAACAATGTTAAATAAATAGGAGATTTTTTGATGCTTCAAAAATCTGTAGGTCTCTATCCTGCTATCGGTATTCCAGGACAGCAGGTTGCATTCAATCAGGCCGTCTACACGCCTCAGAACTACTTGTCTGACGGTACTGTCCAGTGCGGTGGTTTTGCGTTTGCTGTAGCCGCCTCCACAACCGGAACAGCCGTGAAATTCCCAATCGCATCCTTGAAGGGCTCTGCAGGGGCCAAACCGATCGGTTTTGTTGAGCGCACGTTCACAGCGTCCATCGAGCTGGGCACAGATACTCCGGACATTTATCCGAAAGGGGCTGAGCTGACGATTGCCGTTCGAGGTGACTACTACATCGTCGCACCTGCGGCAGCAACCATCGGTCAAGCTGTTCTCTGTGATCCGACCACTGGCGCCATCACATTTGGTGCTGCCGGCGCCGCAAATGACACCGGTTGGACATTTCAGACGGCTGGTGCAAAGGGCGACACGATCATCATTTCCAATCACGGCCTCGGTTATCAGCCTGCCGCGAGCGGATCCTAATCTGAGGTAAAAAATGAACGATTTTGAATTAGCAAAGCAAAAAGGCGTGCATGGTGTGGAAGCAAAAGGATTCATGTCCTATTCCACAGACGCCAAAGGTAAGATCAACGTCGACTACGATGCAACGGTTAAGGCAATGGCTCGAGATGCCGCATTGCAGACTCCCGTGTCTGTCGGCGTCCCTTCCGTCTTCACGACATTCATTGACCCGCAGGTCGTCCCCATCCTGTTTGCCGCCCAGAACGCTACAAAGATTTTCGGCGAAGAAAGAAAGGGTGACTGGACAGATAACTTCTTCACCTTCCCGGTCGAAGAGTATGCCGGCAATGTGACTCCTTACTCTGACTTCGCAGAGAACGTCTCCACAGACGTGAACGTTGATTACCCGACTCGCGAAAACTTCTTGTTCCAGACCGTCATCAAGTATGGCGATCGTGAAGTCGGCCTTGCGGCCAAGGCCAAGTTGAATGTTGTTTCTTCTAAACAACAGGCTTCTGCTTACGTGATGGCGATGGCTCACAACAAGTTTGCGCTTTATGGCGTCGAAGGTAAGAAGGTCTACGGTCTGTTAAATGACCCGAACCTGAACGCTTCGATTTCTCCGATCTCCATCACCACGGGATCTACCGCTAACTCTACGTGGACAGCAAAGTGCGCTGCACAGCCTGAGAAGACTGCCAACATTGTCTATAACGACATTAACAAGCTTTGGGCTGAAATTAGCAAGAATAACGGCGGTTTGGTTGATCAGAACTCCCGCATCATTCTCGCTGTCAGCAACACCAGAGCTCCTTACCTGACCGAGCCGAACTCCTTCGGTCTTACGGCCATGACTATGCTCAAGCAGTCATTCCCCAACATCGAGGTTGTTCAGCTTCCGGAGCTGACTACAACGGCTGGTGAAATGCTGTACATGACTGTTCCAGACCTGTTTGGCATTGAGACTGGTATCTGCGCATTCTCTGAGAAGTATTTCTTGGGTCGTGTGGTTCCGGAAATGTCAAGCTACAAGCAAAAGGTCGTTGGCGGAACTTGGGGCGCTGTTATTCGTCGTCCCAGCCTCGTTGCCACGATGCTCGGCATCTAACCTGAACTAACCAGCTACGGAGGCCCGATCTCTCGGGCCTCTTTCTTAGGAGATTGAAATAATGGCTCGTACAAACACAACTCAGAAAGCAACATCCGGAAAGGTTGTCGCAGACAATTTCAGCAATACCCAGAAGAAGAGCACTGCTAAAACTCAGTCCACGGTGATCATTGCTTGCACTCTGGCACACGGCCTCAAATTTGATGATGTGCCGAATGGCAATGGCGGAACAAAAACGATCGTTTTTCCGGGCGTAAATGATTCGCTTAGAGGAAAACGTGACGGGATCCTGCTGGGCAAGGGAAACTCTGTCGCATTCCAGATCGATAAAGAGGACTGGGAAAACATCAAGCGCATGCATGGTCAGGAGGCTGTATTCACAGGCGTGAATGGCGGTATTCCGTGCCTGCTTGAGATGAAATCAGTTCAAGAATTCAGAGGCCGCGAGGACGAGTTAAAAGAAGCGTCCCACGGCCTCAATCCGATCGATCCTGAATCGGTCAACGTTGAAGAAGTTAAGAACGAAGAAGGTTAACAAAATGGCTGTCGTCGTCTTTGATCCTGAAAAATTTCGAATCCTTCATCCTGCGTTTTCGGATGAAGTTAAATTCCCGGACGAAACTCTTCAGTTCTACTTTGATGTGGCGGTGGAGTTCGTGGGGAATACGGACGCCGACAGCTTTGCTCCCTATGATCCGGACAACAAGATCTATACAAGGGAGCGCCTTCTTGATCTTGCAACCTGCCACCTGCTGACACTCAGCCAGCAGCCGAACGGTCAGGTTGGCAGGATTGCTAGTGCTACGCAGGGAAGTGTGAGTACCAGCTTTGATCTTCTGAAAACGAATACTTTTGTCGGAGATTGGTGGGCTCAAACACAATGCGGCGCCATGTACTGGACGCTGACTGCCAAATACCGAATCGGCGGCAGAGTTTATCCGGGAAACAATTACCATCCGTGGGGATGATGATGGGCATCAACATCACATCTAACAATGCGTTCAAAAAGCTAGCAGACAAACTTAAAGCTGAAAAAAATAAGAAGCTTGAAGTTGGAGTCATGATCCCTGATGTGGCGACCTATGCCATGTACTTAGAGTACGGTTGGGTGCAAAGGGTATCAGGGAAGCAAAATGCGTATTTATCGGGGATATTAGACCTGCCAATCCATGATAAGGATGGAAATTACATCCAAAATTTTGGGACGTTGCATCTTCCGGCACGCCCATTCATGAGAGATACCTACGCTAAAAAGCGATCAGATTGGACTGCAAAATTCAAATCAAGGTTTCTCAAGACCTTCGATATTCAGCATTCCCTTGGAATTATGGGCCAAATGGCGACGGACGATATTAAGGAAACTATTCGAAATGCAGGTATCCCAGCTGGTTCCTTCGAAAAACGGTCCAAACTCACGATGGCTTTACTGGAAGCTCGAGGAGAAATGGACAAGGCCAAGAAAGCTAAAGGGAAAGGCACTCTCCCTAACAACGTGATGACTACAAAGCCTCTAACGCTGAGTGGCGTCCTGCAAAGCTCCATAACTTGGAAGGTTTCCTAATGTCTCTCAACCTACACGCAATTGTCCGCCAGGCGATTAACGCCAACTATGCTGACGAAATATTCAAGCTGTATCGATCGGTCGGCCAAAAGAATGTAGGAGGAGTCGTCCAAGCGTATTACGCACCGCCTGAAGAGATTCAGGGGAATTTTCAAAGCGAAGGCGATAGCGCTCTTGACCATGCCAACTTAGCCGGACAGAACACCATCATCCGGCGCCTGTACCTCTACGCATCGAGCGACCAGAAGCAGCGGCCTTGGGCAATCTATAGGCCATTAGCGAGGTCGGGAGATTATGTCGAAGATTCCAAAGGAGGCCAGTGGTTGATCACTGCGGTGATCGAGGATTTTTCGGACGCAGGTTGGGAGGCGGTCCGCTGCACATTCCAAACCACGCCTCAGAAGCTGAACATCGTAGAGGAAGAAGATGAAAGCACAAAACCTGAGCCCGAATATCCGGACAGCGATCCAAGAATTTCTTGAGATATTTGCAGTTCCGGAAGTGGCGCCGGAAAACATTTTCTACGGTAACCAGAACAATCTGGCATTGCCTCCTGAAGGGAACGATTACGTCATCTATTCCTACATCTCCAGCGTTCGACACGGGACGAGTGCCGAGGACTGGGAGCAGGACCAAAACGATGACAACGTTTATCTCTCAACGACTACAGAGGTTTTGGTTCAGGTCGATTGCTACGCATCGACTTTAAACGGCTCCGACGGAATGAATGCCATGCTGAGGGCTCAGGCCTTGGAGACTGTATGCAGGTCTCATGTCGGCGTCCAGTTCTTTGTTGATAGAGGAATCAGCCTGCTTCATGCGGACGATCCTAGAGACACCACCATTGTCGGGGACTCTGACAACTATGTCAGGAGATCCACTCTGATGATTCATCTCAGCATGCAGAGCCAGATCAAAGTTTCGATGGGCTTCTTTAGTGCGGTTGATGTTGACCTGAAAAACGTTGATGTGAGCTACCCGCCGAAGGAAAAGGAATGAACGAGCAACTTGCTTTCAAACTTGGGCGTGCATTCAAGCTCGGAGTAATGTATGGGCTTGGGAGAACTTACGCAACAAACCCTGGCGATGCTCAAGACACCGCAAAGTGGATAACGGTGAATGGCACTCATATACCAGTCGGTAAGAATGGCAAACTGGAAGGGAAAGTAGGAAAGAAGGTAGAAAGCCAGCAGTCCTATCCGAAATCGGGAAAAAATCTCATTGAGAGTCCGCCTTCAAAGGATATTCATAGTTACTTGCAAAAGGCCGGAGGCAATCCCGCTAAAGCTATCGTCCTCTATTACGACAATGAACTGCGAGGAGGTTCGGTTAGCACTGAGGTGGAGATATCTGGGAAGAAGCAAACAGTTTCTGTCGTTTTCGATGGCAAAGGAAGAAAGGAATTTAAGAAATTTTCTGGGTACCTACGAGAAATACTAGAGGTTCTTCCTTTTGTTCCAGAAGTAATAGAAAAAGGCTCCTACTTCGGGAGGAAAGAGGCTGTCAACCATTCTCCGCAAGTGGCCTTTCATACAAAAATGAAAAACGTAAGGGTCAATGGCATTAAAAAAACTGTGGCTGTCGATATAGGAGAAACGTCACGCACTGACTTCCATGCGTACAACGTCAACACCGAAGGAAATCGATGGTTTGATAAGAAAAAAGCTTCTTTTGAAATTGAAATGAGAAAAAGAAAAGCCAGAGACGCTGTGCTATTACCGCCTTCTAAGGGCTCGGTGAAAGGTTTACACCGGTCAACAGAACAATCTCTAGCTATGGACGAAATTGTAGAGCGGCCCGAAGAGCCGGTCAAGATGTCAGTCCTAAGAATAAGAATTTTATGAAAAAAATAGCCCCGTTCAGTTGGTAGCTGAACGGGGTTTGAGTTAACTGATTGCAAGGGAATCAGTCAATATGAACATTTTACACGACCTAGCGGAGGCCCTAACCATGGTCACTGCCGTTCCTTTGTATGCAGCTCTTCCTGTTTACCTAATCGGTTACGGGCTCGCAGTTTGGGTGATTGCGAAAGCGATTAAGGCTGTAAAGGATATTTTCAAATAAATGAGTTTTTGGTGTAGCTCTCAGCTAGCACCTCAGCAATTATCGTCGGCGCCTTCTGGCGCTTTTTTATTTTGAGGAAAAATATGTCAATCAATGCTAATCGATTGGTTTCTATAACCCCTCGCATCATTGGAGCTGGGAGCGCCGATCTTGAAACAAATGGTCTGCTGCTGACCCAGAATGCTCTGATTCCTGCAGATTCTCCGGCACTGGAATTTGTGACCGCTGCCGCTGTTGGGAATTATTTTGGTGCCGAATCCCCTGAGGTCGACTTTGCTAATCAATACTTCTCCGGAGTGAACAATCAGCAAAAGGCGATCAATCGTTTATTTGTGGCCCGCAGAATCAATGCAGATGCGGCCGCTTGGATTAAGTCAGCTCCGATCACTGTCCAACTTTCTGAGCTGACAGCAATCAAGACCGGTTCCCTGACGATTTCGGTCAACGGCACAGAAAAAGAGGTCGTGAACCTCGACTTCTCCACGGCTAAGTCTTTCAGTGACGTTGCAACTGAGCTGGCTTCTGCAGTCGGAGCGGTTTCCGGCGCCTTTAACGCTGTTCAAAATGCCATCATCCTGACCACCACAGAGACAGGCGATACCGCTTCAATCTCCTTCGCTACAAAAGCGACAACAGGAACGGATGTTTCCGCATTACTTGGATTGACTGAGGATTCCGGCGCCGTTCTCTCTCAAGGTTCCGATGCTCTGACCCCGGCGCAGAATATGAACCTTGTCACCTCTGTTTCTCGCAACTGGGTCGGATTCACAACTCTTTATGCAACAGAGGTGGCTGAGGCTTCCGCTTTAGCGGCTTGGGCCGACATTGATGATGACTACGTGTACTTTGATTGGTCCACAGACAAAAAGATGCTTGATCAATCTACCCAGTCCACAACGAAAGCCGCTCAGTTAGCGGAGAACAACTACAACTGTTTGGCGATGGTTTACGGTACCGCTCAGGATGCCGCGGCATTCCTTGCAGTTGGCGCTTCTATTGATTGGTCCGCTATCCAGGGCATTAAGACGTGGTTTGCGAAGTCGGCTTCCGGAATTAAGGCTTCCGTTCTCAGCGACGAAGTGGCGGAAGCCTTGGATGATCTCAAGGTCAATTACGTGGGTGCATTCGCAACACGTAATGCGGAGTTTGATTTCATCAACCGAGGCTGTCTGCTCTCCGGAATTTATCAATGGATTGATGCCCTTTACGGCATGATTTGGTTCAAGGCCCGCATCCAGCGTCAGATCATGGACGGGTTCGCGGCTATCAATCGCGCTCCCTACAACGCAATCGGCTTTGCTTATGTCGAGGCATGGTTGCTTGATCCCATCAACGATGCCAAGCGTAATGGCGTGATTGATACAGGGCTGGCACTGTCCAACTCCCAGATTCAGCAATTGTTGACGGAAACCAACAACTCAACGATCAAACAGGATCTCTACTCCAAAGGTTATTGGTACCTCATTGAATCTCCGTCGGCAAATGTGAGAACCCAGCGAGGAAGCCCTCGTTTGGGACTTTGGTACACCTATGCCGGCAGCATCCAACGAATTGAGATGCCTTTGACCGCCGTCATGTAATCAAAATTTCACAACAGCAAAGACCCGTCGTGATGGCGGGTTTTTCATTTAGGAATGAATAAAAATGCCCGTACAAAACTTTGACATCACATCCGCCAATGCGTCAGCAGTGATGACGATTGAAGAGCTTTACCCGAACGGTCTGAAACTGGAAAGATTCTCCACAGATGCGGCTATTGTTGCCGATTCCCAGCAGGTTGCCGAGACCCGAATGGGTGTTGACGGTCGTATGGCCGCCGGAGTCACACCGAATATTTATCCAGTCACAATCACGCTTGAAGCAAACTCTCCGACAGCGGCCGCATTTACAACGCTGTTTGAGGCTATGAGCTCAAATAAACAGCTTTACGTTTGCAATCTGACAATCAAGATTCCATCAATTGGCAAGACCTACCAGTTCTCCAACGGTGTATTGCAGACAGCAAACCCCATGCCCGGACTTAATAAAGTCTTGGCTGCCACGACCTGGGTATTCCACTTCGAATCTATGGAGCGCATCTAAATGAGAGAGCCGGTTATCTTCAAAACAACAGACGGCGATAAGCAGCTGACGTTCAAAATTTACCCGTTCCCAGCAACGAAATCAGAAGACCTCTTAATCCGGATTCTCCTTTTGACAGGAAAAAACCTCGATTTAGACGCCTCTGTTTCGTATAAAGAAATTATTAGGGCGCTGGCATCCGTCCCTCACATGGAAGCGAAGGCCCTCCTAGATGAGCTTCTGACATGTGTGTACAAGATTGATGGCAACAATGAGCGTCAATTTTCGTATGACGATGCCGACGGCTACATTAGTAACCCGATGACTTTGATCCGCCTTCGTGTTGAATCCCTGAAGGTGAACTTCAGTTTTTTTCAAAATTTCGGGAAACTGTTCTCCCACGTAGAGCCGAGTTCCTAGCAGATTGCGCGAAGGTTCGGGGAGTTGCCCAAGTTAGCAACTTCCCGCCTTTGTTCTCCCGGCTTATATCCGGAGGAATGGCAACCCTCACGGAGTTGCAGACAACGATCACGCTTGAAGAAGCGTACCAGCTCGATGAGATCCTTCTAGTCAAAAACTACAACGCGTGGCTTGCAAATAAATCGGATTAGAAAATGGCAAAAACAACTGACAGTCTGTTAATCGACATTGGTTTAAATGCCGATGGGATCATTGAGTTTTTCGATAGTCTCTCAAAGAAGATCGATTTCTTGATCAAAAAGTCTGCGGATGCCGGAGACAATCTTGATGAACTTCTGGGCAATCCGATTGGCGATCAAACGGCTGCGGCAGTCGAATCAGTCAAAAATAATTCTGACGCTGCTACTGCTTCAATGAGGCAAGCTTCTCAAGCAGGTCAAAAGGCTGGAAAAGACATTGAGAAGGGAGCAAAACAGGGATCTCAGGCCCTGCAAAAACTCGACTCAATGGCCTCAAAGGTCTTCTCAGCGATAAAGGGATATGCCGGTCCCTTGGCGGCCATGTTCGGCGCCAAGATGATGTTCACAAACTTCATTGATGAGGGCGATAAGTTAGACAAGCTCTCAAAAGAAGTCCGGATGAATGTCTCTGAGCTGGATGCTTGGAGAAAAGCGAACGTGGCTGCGGGAGGTTCTGCAGATGCGTTCACTAATGCTCTGAAATCGTTCACCGACCGCACCGGCGCCAGTGCTTCTGTTTTTCTGCGCATGGGAAAACAGCTCAATGGCATGAACGATGCCCAGGCCAACTATGCCTTGAAGTATCTCGGCCTTACCCGGGAAAGTGCTGCGGTATTTCTTCAGAACAACAAGCAAATGAACGAGCTTGTTGGAAAGTACCGGCAAATGGCACTGTCTCCTAAAGACGCGGAAAACGCCAGACGGTTCAAAATCCAATGGGAAATCACAACCATGTCGATGAAGAACCTCGGCAATCAGGTTGCCAAGGTGTTTCTTCCGTACGTCGACAAGGGGATGAAAAAATTTGGTGAGTTCACGGACTTTGTTGCGCAACATAGTGAGTTCATCAAAATAGCACTGGAATTGGTTGCGGGAGCCGCGGCATTAGCGTTAGGTCCGAAGTCGGCGTTAATGCTGGGTGGGAAGGCGTTGGGTTTATTAGCCAGTCCTGTTGGGTTGGTTGTTGCCGGCATTGTTGCTTTAGCCCTTGCATTAGATGACCTAATCAGTTTTGCAAAAGGCGGACCAAGCGCGTTTGAAGACCTGCTCAGATCAATGGGCACTTCTGACGATGAAATCAAGGAGCTTCGCAAAAGCTTCCAAGATGCGTGGAAAGCCATCCAAGATCTGATGGACGCCCTAAAGCCTGTCGGAGATCTTTTTCTGCAGGCTTTCGGATCTGTCATCAAGGTAGCTATTGAGACAATCGTTCTGACGATAGGGAAGGTTGCTGAGGTTATCGCGAAGGTCATCAACTCTGTATCCGGATTAAGGGATAAGTTTGTTGGTGCTTTTGAATCTATCAAAAGCAGCATTCAGCCGATCGTTGACTGGATCTCCAGTGCTCTGTCAGACATCACAAATTTTGAAATGCCTTCGTGGGTTAATCCCATGAACTGGTTCGGAAGTGATGACAAGAAGAAGGCTGTGGTGGCACCGGCTGGGGCTACTGTCGGAAATGCCGGAGGAGTTGTCAAAGAAAAAGGCAGAACGACAAACATAAACTCTCCGATTTCCAACCAGACTGTAGTCAATTTCAACGGAAATCCGGACAAGGAACAAGTTATTCAAGGAGTTAATCAAGGTGTCTCTCAGGCCATGCAAGGATCTACAGACATGTTGAATAACGCCGCTTCGGGGGTTGATTTCTGATGGCGTCTATAAATTCAATCATGGGATTGTCGTGGGCAGTCGTTGGAAACAATCTGCTCCCGTTTATTCCCTACGTTTCGATTGCTGCAGTTGACGCAGACCAGAGTTCTCGGATTCCAACTGAACCGATCGAAAAGGGCCAGTTGGCCGCTTACAACATTGTGCGGGAACCTGAGCGGGTAAACGTCGAATTTTTGTTCAATGGAAGCTATGCCGTACAGGTTTTGGCGCTCGCAATGTTAGACCGGAGGATGAACAGTACAGACACTTGTACGATTTTTTCTCCGGCAAAAATCTGGCGGAATATGGCTTTGGAGCACTATGACTTCTCCAGAACTCAGACATCTAATGCCTGTATGTTGTCGATACACGCCTCTTTCGTTGAGATCATCACGGTCAATCTAAACCAACAGAAAATCGCTTATTCGCCAAAGCGAGCGACTTCTGCAGTCAAGGTAAACACAGGGCAGGCCCAAACAAAACCGACGATGGCTCAAAGCTTGATCAAATGGGCTGGAGGCCTCGGCAAGTAGAAACCTTTTTAACCATCTGGTTGCAATGGTGGTGAAACATGATTCAAATCAATATTTCAGCTCTTCCATGGCAAGAGTTTTCTGTCGTGTTGGACGGGCAGAACTGCGTCATCAGCCTAAGGCAGGTAGCTGATCACATGTACTGCAATCTGACTTGTGAAGAGGTCGAAATATTCAAAGGCCGCAAGGTTTGCGTGGGAACGGACATCAATACTTATCCTTCTCCGAACTTTAAAGGCAAACTCAGAATGATCGACACTTTGGGCAACTCAGATCCTCAATATGAAGGCTTAAACGACCGATGGATCCTTGTGTATGCAAGCGAGAACGAGGTTTTAAATGGTGCTCAATGAGACTACTTACACACAGAAAGACATTGCTGTAACGGTCGCCATGGATGGACAAGAAGCGATCACTTTCAAAGACTTTGCGATGTCTGTCTCCATTGATAAATCAGGTTGTCCGGCATATCCAAAAGCTTCAGTTGTTCTGAAAGGATTGTCCCTGAACACCATGGAGCGGTTGACACATCTTGGCTTCAAATCCTTTTCTTTGAAGCGGAACAAAATCAATATTTCTGCGGGACAGAAGGGGAAGACCTTATCGGTTATCTTTAAAGGCGAGATCATAAATGCTTGGGCGGACTTCAATACAGCTCCGAGTCCGGTGTTCAAGGTCGAGGCAAATTGTGGCCTTTTTCCCGCTTTAATTCCTCAACCTCCGATTTCTGTCACAGGTAACCAAACTGTTTCAGGCTTGATTGAGCAGATTTCAAAAGAAGTCGGGTACGTTCTCGAAAATAATGAAGTCACTGCTTCAATCCGTGATTGCATTATCAACGGTGACCCAGTGACAAAAATGCGCAGAATTGCAGATGCAGTTGGTGCAAATCTTTTGTTTGATGATGAGAAAGTTGTTCTCATGCCGAAGAAAGGGAGCCGGAAGACACAAGGCGAATTGCCATTGATTAACTCCTCTAACGGCATGATTGGTTATCCAACATTCTCGAACAACGGGATCAACGTCTCATGTTTTTTCCGTCCGGAGTTGAGGATCGGAGCGAATTTCAAACTGGAATCTATCGTTCCTCATGCTTCCGGAACTTGGAAGATCGTCGCCCTAAAACATGAATTGAGTGCGAATGATCCGGCCGGTGGTTCTTGGAAAACTTCAATCTCCGGAATTTATCCGAGGTGGTAAATGTCAGACAAAGAACTTAGTGCGAACTATGACAACTTCGCCTCCAGCAATCCGTTGAACTCGATGGAGTTTTTTATTCGTTCGCTGATCTCTCAAGTGGTAAGTACCTCCTTGCCTGTTGTTGTGACGGCAGTGGAACGTAAAGGAGAAGAAGCTGGCGCCGGATATGTCACGGTCAAGCCACTTCTCCAGCCAAGAAATAATTCAGGAGACGGTTTGGAAGTGACTACTATTCCAAAGCTCCCGTATTTTCGTCTTCAGCATGGCAAAGCCGCGATTATCTGTGATCCTAAGGTGGGAGACATCGGATTGGCAGTTGTGGCAAAGCAAGACATTTCAAACATCAACGGCAGCACGACTCCAAAGGTCCCTGCAACTTACCGAAAATTTGATCCATCCGATTCGTTCTACATCGGGGGATTTTGGGGAAAAGCTCCGGAAGTCTTTATTCATTTGGAAGATGAGGGAACTATCAAGATTAAAGCTCCGACAAAGATCTCGATGGAGGCTCCGGAGTGTGAGGTCAATGCGAGCACCAGTTTCACAGTCAATTCTTCTCAGATCAATTTGAACGGACCGATTTCCGGCGGTGGTTCTGGCGGTGCTGATGCAACATTCACAGGTGATGTAAATGCGAAGGGCATCAGCCTCACCAGCCACACGCACACAGGCGTCCAAAGCGGAAATTCAAGCACCGGCGCCCCGCAGTAAACGAGGAAGTTAGATCATGCCGCATACAGCAAAAACAGCTCTTCTGAGTCCTCAGTCATGGGATCTTCAGCTGACAAAGGAAGGAAACATTCTCCTAACGTCCGGAGCTTTGGCTATAGCTCAGAACTTGGCTAACGAGATTCGGTTGTGGACCAACGACGCTTATTTCCAGCAGGCCAACGGCATTGCATGGAAGGAAGCCCAACTCGCCAAAAAGCTGGATTCCTCCGTCCTTGCTCAATTGATCCATGAGGCTGGGAATAGGGTTGATGGTGTGAAGTCCGTTGATTCTGTTGACATTACCGAGTTCAATGAGGAAACGAGGACACTCCACGGAGAGATCACGATAACGACAGAGCAGGACGAAACAGTTTCTTTTGTGTTCTAAAAAATTATGGCTCAAATCATTTTTAATCCTTTGGTCGGCGTTGAACTGCCCAGCACGCAAGAGATTCGTTCTGATCTCGGTTCACGTATTCAGCAGGCGTTTCAAACATCGCCCACAGATCCGCTTTTGAACATCGAGCCCAGTTCCCCGATGGGGCAGGTCCTTGATCTGATCGTGGCCGAAATCGAGGCCAAAAACTCTGAGATTCTTTTTCTGTCGAACATGGTTAATCCGGATCTCGCAACAGGAAAATTCTTAAATGCGCTGGCGGCGCTTTACGGTTTAGACCGCAAAATCTCCGAGCCCACGGTAGTCAACTGCGTTCTGACCGGCCTGAAGGGGACGGTTATTCCCTATGGTGCGATCGCTCAAGATTCTCTCGGCAACCAGTACAGACATTCGGCGGCAGCAGGCGCACGAATCGGAGACACAGGAAGTGTCACTACTACATTTACTGCAATCGAACACGGACCGTTAGAAGTAGCGGCGGGAGCAGTGAACAGGATCGTCACAACGATTGCAGGATGGGACACCATTAACAATCCGTCCGCCGGCGTCATCGGCCGAGATGAAGAGACGGACGCAGAACTTAGAAACCGAATGGTTGAAAGCTATGCTGTCAATGCCACCGGGTATGTCGAAGCGATTGAGGCAAATTTGGCCGCGTTAGAGGGCGTTCTCGATGTCAGAGTTTTAGAGAATCCGACGAATGCCGCCATCACTCAATTTGGCGTGAGCATCAATCCTCATTCCATTCTGGTCGCTATCGTTGGCGGAGAGGATGAGCAGATCGCTCAAACGATCTATCAGCGAAAGGACGCAGGGTGCGGGACTACTGGAACTTATCAGGTTTCGTACACAGATTCTAGGTTCTACAACGCCACCTACGTCTACAACATTGTCAGGCCGCAGAATCAAGCCTTGAAGGTAAAGATCGAATTCTTTGCCACTTCAATGAATCCAACCGAGAAAAACAACGTCATTCAGACTGTGATCAATGATGTTCTAGGACAGGGTGCGAATGACCGCGTTTCTTTGGCGTCGACTGTCTACGCGTCTCGGTTCTATGCCGCAATTCAGTCAGCTACAGCCGTTCCGGTTGCATCCATCCAAGTAGCTCTGGGATCCGGAGCTTTCGGATCCAGTGTCCAGATTCCTGCGAATGTGGAGCCCACGATTCAAGAGTCCGATGTCTCTCTTGTATTCCAAACAGGAGGCTAACGATGGCAGATTCTGCAACTTGGCGGAATATTCTGAGTGTTGAGGATTTCAGAAAACTCTCAAATGTCCGATCGCTTATTTCTATAGCGCTCCAGTCGCAGTATTCGCACTCAGAGCGATACAGACAATTAGGATTACTTTTCAATGCCGAAATAGACGCGTCTCCTCAACTGGACGCGTTTTTTAATTTCATATTGAACCCTGATACAGCCTCCGGGGTTTGGCTGGATTGGTGGGGGAAGCGCGTAGGCGTGAATCGTAACCTCGTTGTTGACGGTCAGGACACTCGGCTGGATGATGAGTTTTTCCGGTTCCTGATTTTTTATCGAGCCGTCGTAAACGTCTCGAACTCTACGGCTGAAACCATTAATTCTTTGCTTACTCGGTTGATAGGCCTGCCGGCATTTGTCACCGACTACCAGGATATGACGATAACGATTCGCATTGTTGGAGATCCCTCTGCTGTCCAAATCGCCATTTTGCAAAACTACGGATTGTTAAACAGGCCTGCTGGGGTTTTGGCAAATGTGGAGACGGTCGTTCCAAACAATCTGGTATTCGGATTCTTCGGATCCAATTTATTGCCCTTTAATCAAGGTGTCTTCAATCCCTCAAAGGTCATTGAGATATGAGTAATTATCCAAAGTATCAATTAAGCGCGGCTATCGCCCAGGACGGAGAAATTACCATTCCTCCGTTAACTTCAGAAGAAGCTGGTTTAGGACGACTCTCTCAGCAAATAGGTTGGGGACGAGAAAATGCTATTCCCATCGAACAAGGCGGCATTCCTCCGTTTAAATCGGACTTCAATGGCGTCTTTTTCTTGCTTTCTCAATTTTTGCTGTGGTATCAACAGGGCGGGATTATGAATTATTCCGCTCTCTTGGACTACGAAGTTGGGAACGAGGTTATGCAGAATGGGACTAAGTACCGCTGCATCCAAGCCAACGGACCATCAACCACAAAGGTGGCGCCTGGAACTAACAGAGCAGTTTGGAAAAATATCGACATTACCGTTCCAGCCGGCGCCGTAGTTCCGTTTCATAACGTGACATTAGGTGGAAGTGATGGGAGACGCCCAGTTTTTTGGGGTACTACTCAAGCCGACGAAGGTTGGATCCTTTGTGATGGCCAGAGTGACGGGAAGAATGGTGTAACTCCAAACTTGATTGGAAAATTTATAAAAGGCTCTTTACCAAAAGATTCGGGCACAACTGGCGGTGCTTCAACTATTGAGATTCCAGATTTGACCGTTAACGGCACAGTTGGTGCTACTGCGCTGACGGCCGCACAGATGCCAGCACATTCTCATTCAGGTAGCACATCTCCTGCAGGTGCTCATACCCACACAAGAGGTTCAATGAACATCACCGGACAAATTTCCGCCAACTGGTTGAGCGTGATTGGTAACGGTCCTCTTGTTTACGTAGGCGATCATCCCGGATGCTCCGATGGTCGTCAAAATGGTCGAGGTGTTTTCAATATCGATGCGTCCAGAACTTGGACGGGAGAAACATCTTCTAACGGCTCTCATCAGCATGGATTGAGTATCGGTTCTACTGGTGGAAGTCAAACGCACACGCACACCTTAACAGCTAACGCAAAGATCACAGGCGTTACCAATGAGCCGCCTTTTTACACGCTCGCTTATTTCTTGCGCTTGCCGGAGTAATTGATCATGGCAGATTCGAAATTCCAATTTCATTACACGCCGACAGGAACCGGAGTTATCAGCGGCCCCGAAGTTCTTCAGCAGACGGAAGACGCCATTAACGATGTTGGCGCGTACGCAGACCAAGCCTCTGACAATTCCGAAGAAGCTCTATCGATCGCTAAGGAAGCTCGGCAAACAGCACAGACAGCAAATTCAACTTCTTCGAATGCATTAGCGGAAGCGAATGCTGCAAATGAAAAAGTTGAGACTTTGAAGCAAGTAGTCGACGATTGGGATGCAGATATACAGACTGCTATTGCTCAATCTAAGAGTGCGGTCGATGCTTCCACGGTGGCAGTTACAACGGCGAACTCGGCACAAACTTCGGCTTCAGCGGCTCAGACTGCTGCTCAAGGTTCAGCAGCTAGTGCCCAAACAGCGGCTAACAATGCGGCCCAATCTCTGCAAACTGCTCAGGCGGCGCAACAGGCGGCAGAAACAGCCCAGAGCAATGCCGAAACCGCACAAACAGCGGCAACAACCGCCCAAACCGCCGCGCAGACTGCAGAAACGAAAGCTCTTGAGGCGGCTGCAAGTGCCTATGCTGTCAGAGTAATCAATCAAGCGCTTCAAGTTTCGGCCACTATTCAAATCTCTGATTTGAAGCCTCAAGGCAACATTAAAGCAGGTGACACCGTAGTCGGAACCGACGGAAGAATGTTCACGATTGCGTCAGTGGACTCAGCTGCCGGGACAGCTCTTTTATCTGCTGACTACACGGATTTAACGCCGAGTGTCTCATACGAGGCGGCTCAAGCCCTTACAGAGACGCAACAGACCACAGCACGGTCGAACATCAACTTTACAGCCGGTGCGGAATCTTGGGCTGAAACTTATTTCAATGGTCACGTTGATGACTACCTGTGTCCGATTCTCGAAGAACTGATCCTTGAAAACGGTGGTACCCAGCAAGAAATTGATGACGCCAAAAACTCTGCTGAGACAGAAACGCCATCGACAAATTAAACAATTCCGAAGGATAAACAATGAAGACCTTAGAACAAGTTAGGCAGGAAATGCTTGCCAAGGCAATGAGCCAGCCGCTGGCAAAATACTCACTGAAGGACTCGGACGGAAGAATTGTTGTTTCCTCCAATGCACCGAGTCAGCACGCGTTTACAGATCCCAAAGATGAGGCGTACGCAGAGAGCCATTACAAGCTATCCGAAAGATTTAAGCGAGATGATGGAGTAATCATCAAATATTGGAAGCTTGAGCCCAGTCCTCAAGGCTATTTCCACAGTGCTGACGGTAATTACTACCTTTCAACAGAACTTCCTGAACTGGATGACAAATTCGTCCAAGAGCGTTACGAACAAGAAGTTAGAGGAGAGCGCAATGCTCGAATCTCTGACACTGATCGGTATGTTCAGCTTCCGGACATTACTGTGCAGTCAGCGGCTAAGGCAAAGAGAGCTCAATTAACAGAAGAAGATCGACAGGTGTTATTGGATTATCGCCAAGCACTTAAAGATCTTCCAGATCAACCTGGTTTTCCTTTTATCGACTACCCGGAATTTCCAGATGCTTTGGCTTATGAATTGAAGCAGGCAGTTAGTGACCGCAACTCTATGAGACAAGGAGGTTTTTTCAATGCTTAAACAATTAGCAAGTCTGTTGTGCAGCTTATTCGTTCCTCGCAGATCTGTGAGCGGGGGGGGGTAGTTTAACTATATATGGAAAAAGACCGTCAGAGATAGGCATTTCTGATTTCATTTCAGGAAATATCTTGGTCCATACAGCTACGGGCACAGACGCTTTTATTTATGTGGCTCCAGCGGATGGGGTTGCTTGGATTTACGCAACGCAAGCGATATTTGTTGGTATCCGCAATAAAGCCCAAGGTGATTGGCCGACCCTAACAAGATTACAACAACCCGGCTCCAATCTTGGAGCATACATGTACATCAGAAAAGGACAGCAAGTTGAATACCACTATGGCATGAGTGCCGGAATGGTTTATTGCTATTTCTGCCCAATCTAATAACGCCGAGCATTTAGGCTCGGCAAGGAGCTTAAATGCTAAAACAACTTATTCAGCGGCTACTCGATAGCCGAACGACACCAGCACAGGCGGCAAACGCATCTAAGCCTGTTTCAGGGATACCGGTCGAGTACAACCCCTCACCTTCCATAGGTATTTGGGGACAGGTATTGCCGGATTCAATAGCAGTATCTGACGGTTATATTTGGGCCGCGGGGAGAACTTCTGCTATTGGAGGATTTTTACAAGTCAATTCACAAGCGATGCAGATTACTACGAGTGGTACATCAATTGGAGAAGGGGAAATGTTAAACATTTTTATCCCTGTATCTAAAGGACAAGGTTTTACAGTTTACGCACGATCAATGAATCAGATTGTAGTTCGATTAGTTAGGACAATCGGGGGGGGGGTATAACATTCTTCTTCGGAGGGCTCTGTCATGCTTAAAGCCCTCGTTCAATTATTTGCAGAGAAGTTCCTGCAAAGCAAGTATCCTGACATTGCTTATCAATGTGGGCCCGGTACGACAGTACAGAACCAAAACGTTCAGGGAGGAGGTCAACAAGATTTCATTGCCCCCTTTAGTGGCTGGGCCGTGTTTCAAATTGGAGGAGCTAATGACGTCGCCAATAAGTGGTTCAGACTTGAAAACTCCACAAGAAAGGTTAGCTATCTCACTAACGCCACTAGTGGGTGGAAATGGGCCTCGATCCCGATACAGAAGGGTGACACAATCGTTGTGGATCTTGGCGTCTACTCGGGTTCGGGGAATCTTACTTTTGTTCGCAACGAATCGTCTAAATAACCTTCAAACAGGAGGCGCATTATGCTGAAAAACGTACTGAGCCTCCTGCTGAGCAAGTTCTACAGCAAACAGGAATCCGAGGCTGTAGGACATCAGGCTATGCCGAGTCCGTCCAACACTGTTATCACTCCTTCTATCAAAACAGAATGCACCACTTGGAGTGATGCACACATTGGTATTGCTCCGGCAGACGGTTATTTGTATGTGACAGGTCGCACTACCAACACTGATGGCTTTCTTCAAATAAGTTCCGATACAACTGAAATAGCAGCTACAACGTTTGGAAATACCGATAAAGACATTCGACTGCTTTTTCCTTTTGCAAAGGGTCAAGCAATGAAGGTTACCGCAAAAAGTCTAAAGAACATTTTCTTGCGTTTTTCTTCCTCTATCGGGGGGGGGTATCAAGCTCTTAAGAACGCTCTTCTGCAAGGAGGTGGCCTATGCTTAAACAGCTTATCCAGCTCTTTGCGGAGAAGTTCTTGCGGAGTAAGAAAAAATGGATTGCTCAACAACGGAACGTGTCGTCTTCGGATGTGGTTGCTCTTTCTCTTCCAAACGACAATGACCTTCATTCTTATGTTCCTCCAGCGGACGGTTTGTTGGTGTTTGGGCAATCTTGTTCGTCAGGAGCTTGTTACTTGGAAGTCAACGCCTCTGGTGCGAGATTTAATCTCGATCAGTCAGGCACTGGAATTTACCAAGGTTTTACAGTGCAGGTTAATAGAGGCCAAACGGTTTCTTTCAAGGCAACAGCAGATAACCGAGGAAATTATTCGATCCTTCACTTCATCCCGTTTGTCAGTCAAACGTGAGGTGGGTTTAGGAGGTGCGTCATGCTGAAATCGGTTTTAGCGCTCCTCCTCTCCAAGTTTGTGAAGAGAAGTGACACGGAGTTCATAGCACAACAGAGTATGCCGAAGAGATGGGCAGATCGAATAGTCATCGCACAAGGCAAAGAAACTCTTGATGGTACGTATACAGCACCGTGTTCCGGTTATGTCTGCATCGACGGAGCAAGTAATATTAGTTACATAGAGATAGGAAACGGTCCTCGTTCTCGGCAACAGGTTGCGCTGACTTCAGGACAAGTTCGTCTGGCATGGCCTGATGTATACATGCCCGTCAAAAAAGGAGATAGTTGCAAATATGTGGCCGCGGTGTTAGACGGAAATACAGACAACTCAACCGTCTACTTCATACCCGCAATCGGAGGTCAAACCTCTTAACCGCTCCGCCCCTCACTTCGAGGGGCTTTTCGTTAGGTGTGCGCATTGAAAGAAAAAGCGCTCATAACATGTCCAAAAAGGAATAGACATGGAAACAGATTTCAGCCTCAGCGAGTTTGCCAGCACGGTGAACCTAATAGTGTTCGCGCTTATTCTTATCTGCGCCGCCTCGGGCTCGGCTATGCCGTACGTGAGAGGAGAACGGGGCTGGAATTTTCCGCGCTGGTTTGTAGAGTTTATATCCAGTTGTGCCGCGGGCTTCATTGTCTATCTAATCCTCCGCACCTCCAAATTGTCCTGGGAATGGATCGGAGCTTGTAGCGGAGTATCTGCATATTTTGGCCTGAAGATCATGAACACCTTATACGGGGTCGTTACAGGCAAGTTGAAACTCACTGTTCACAATGGAGCGAACCATGGCAATTAGTATGCGCTCAGTATTTGCAGGGCTTATAAAGCTCGTCCTCTTTTTCGCCTTTTACCTGGCTGGCTATCTGACAAACGCCCAGTTGAATCAGTACACAATCGTGTCGCAACAAGACCGCATTAACAGCCTGGAGAACGAAACGGCTCTCCAGCGCCTCCAGATCAATGAGCTAAACCGCCGAGCGACATCAAACAGCGAGAGCATCAAACAGCTCACGAAAATCCAACAAGACCTAGAAACCCTCAAGTCTGAGGTGCAGAGGTTGCACGGCCTGAAGGAGGCTAAATGAGAAAACAGGATATTCTGCTTTATCCGCCAGAACTGGCTACTCAATTCATATCGGAATTCGAGCAAGGCCCTAAAGGGGGACCGGCCCTCGAATCTTATAAATGTCCCGCGGGTGTCTGGACCATCGGGTTCGGACACACCAAAGGTGTTCACCCTGGAGAGCACATTACGCGGGCTGAGGCCTATGACCTGTTGGATAAAGACCTGATCCATACTCAGGAAGAACTGGCAGCGCTCGTTCACGTACCCGTTACAGAGAATCAATTCATTGCTTTAATGAGCTTTGTATTCAACTTCGGAATCACGAAATGCAGGCGGTACACGCTCTTCAAAATGGTGAACACCGAGAATGAAGACGGCATTAGAGAATGGTGGCCCAAATACTGCAACCCAGGCACGGATTATGAGAAGGGCTTGCGCCGCAGACGTTACGCAGAACTAGAACTCTTTTTCAGAAAATGATCCGAGTAATCCTGATTATTGCCGCTGTCATGTTTTCGAGTGTCCTGGGTTATCACTTCGGCCAGCAGGAAACGGAGCTGAGATGGACGCAGGAAAGGGAGCGGCTACTGGCTCACCAGATTGAAACGCTACAGAGGAAAGATAAAGAAATTGCCAATCTCGAAAAAAGTATTACTGCTCTCAATGATTCTGCTATGCGGGTGCGCGAGCGAGACGCCGCGATACAGCGACGGCTACAAACCCAGCTTGGAGAGTGTGGTCGATTTAGACGCGCACTTGAGCTCTCTTCAAAAACTCTTGCAGAATGTGCAGAACGCGCAGTCAGCGATAGAAGAATCATTGAAAGATGTGCCATCCAACTCAAATAGAGGAGAGAAAAAATGACGGAGCTTGAAAAACTCGGTATCCCAAACAGCGAGCGAACAAGATGTGAAGTCTGGACGCGGGTCATGGGCTACCACCGCCCAGTCGATAGTTTTAATATCGGCAAGCAGGGAGAGGTCGCAGAGAGGAAATATTTTGACGAGAAGAAGTGCTGCTGTCGCAAATAAATTTGCTTTTTCGGCTTTTATGCAACATCCGAAAATTTCCGTTAAAACGCTCAAAAATTTCCGTTTTACATCCATATAACGGAAATATAACGGAACCGTTAAGGCTATCTAATTGATTAGTTTATAAAATGCGGTGCCATTCCCGGGCACCAGATTTATTCCTGAGACCTCGCAGATTCGCGAGGTTTTCTTTTTGCCCTTCGCATTCTCCGGGACCGATAAATTGAAATCGAAGCTCATTTGAAATAATTTATTACAAATAGAGTCTATATAGGTGTTTGCAAAAATCGAATCTTATAGGTAAAATTTCATTTCTCTGTTGCCCGGGTGGCGAAATTGGTAGACGCACTAGCTTCAGGTGCTAGCGCCTTCACGGGCGTGCTGGTTCGAGTCCAGTCCCGGGCACCAGGCCTAATTCTTAAGACCTCGTAGATTTGCGGGGTTTTTCTTTGTCCCAAAAATCCCTAGAACTATCCGAGCCTTCATTTCATTAGCGGGTTGTGTGGTTGGTTTAAATTCTCACTTTCAATTCTATTTGCGCGACCTAAAGCGCTCGATGCTTCCGTTCTTTCTAAAGAGACGGTTTCAGATTTGACTTTTAGTTCTCGATAATTCATGAGTATTTGGAGAGGTTAATAGCCTTTTTACGCAAATCCTTAACTTAATTTGGGGTTAATTACGGTAAAAACGCGTTCCATTATTGACGAATCGTAGGAATTCCTTAGGGTGAAAATTAATCATCCCTTCGATGATTGCCTAGCTTCTGCATGGTTCACGTTACTAAGGTTAGTTGGAAAGAGCTTATGGCAAGGTTCACTCAAAATTGGTACGTATCGATTGTTCAAGGTAAAAACAATGCGAACTCGACAGGAGCCATTTTTTCTAAAGTTCTGGTAATGCCTTGGATCCATCATCGCCTTCATCCGGTGCTGGTGAGGATTTTCTTGAGATTAGGTCTTTCCAAAACGCTGAAAGAAGAAAGAGTATTTTCTCCGGGTGAACGTGTTGACCACGTGGTCCTCGCTACTAGAGGCGTGACTGCTCGTGCGATCGGCTCAACAAAAGGAGACAGTCCTGCAATTGCGCTTTCCACACCTGGTCATTTGGCGGCCGGTAACTTGAATTTCTTCTCCTGACGGCCCGAGCCGGACACTACTTAGCGATCACAAATGCCGAAGTCGCTTATGTTCCGCGGAATATTTTGGCGGAACTCGCCAAGCAAGACAGTCTAATCAACGAACTGCTGCAAGTTCAGTTTGAACTTGCCAGTCTCTCTGATCGAGTGGGCGTCTGCTGTTTATCGCTATTGAGTAAGGAAGACAAGCTAAAGGCATTTACTTCGACTTGGGCGCTCAACTTCGGCACAAGGTTTTTAACAGAGAAGGCCGAAAGATGATTCGAATGCCGGTTCCTTTGACGAGAAAATATCAGGTTCTGGTCACTAACTGCTCTTCGGTTTGGCTCGACAAAGTACTTCATAACTGGGTTCGGGAGAAAAAATGGGAGCGAGACTGAGAATTCGTACTCGTGAGTCCCGAGCTTTTGGACCGTACTACCGCTGGCTGAGAGGATGTATGGATGAAGCGGATACCTACAACTACCCCAAAACTTTGTCTGAGCAAATCTTTTTCGAAAGTAATCCTGCTTGATCGTACTTTTTTCTGATCTGAAATACTAAAAAGCCTTGAAGACTGAGAAGTCTCCAAGGCAAAAATCACTTATCACGCTGTTTCTACGTTAGAAACGCTGAGCCAAACCGGCACCGAGACCCGAATTTTCCTGCGTCTCGTTCTAGGCGAACCGATTTCACATAGATAAAAATAGGCAAAGGAGCCGTCTTTTTGTGCCAAAGGCGCAGTCGGCAGAAACATTTCTTAAGCCGACGCTTTGTCGTTAGAATCCTTTTTCAAGTTCAGGCGGCAATACAGCCGGTCTTGATTCAACTTCAATTTTCCATGCGGTGTTTCTGTGCTTTTTCGTTATTGCGTCCCTAAGGCTGTTTCGTCGACCGAGTTTTATCCGATTCCCTATTACGAATCGGTTTATCTGGAAAACCAATGCTTCACGATTAAGGCTGATAGCCAATACCAAGCGGACGAAAAAGCTTATCGTTTTCTCGCCAATCTGCAGAAGAAACATGATTTGGCTTACGAGAAGCTTTTGGATGAACAGGGCATCCGCTTTCGTAAAAGAGAGGAAATCATTGAGCGTCGTCCGATTTATCTGAGAGATCTTCGAAGGCCCGGAGATCTGGATACTTTCGGAAGTCAAAAAGATCCCAAAGTTTGGAATGAATATCGTCTGAACGATTATTACCGGGAAACAGAGCTCCCTGAAAACTTCCAAGTCTCAGGCTACCGCTATGAACAGAATCCGTCGGGAGGCCAATACCGTTTCTTCAGGCAGTTAACGGATCATCAGTTTGCCTACGGACTGGTCTTTCTTTTGATTGTTGTTCTGTTAATTCTGCTTCTTCCCCAGTTCCGCGGACTCGGAATGCTGGATGTGCTTAATTTGGATTGATATTTTTAGTACCTGAAGGCCGAAATCAAATATCTCCACTCTGAGCGATCTTAGGACTTTGTTAGCAACCTCAGCAATTACAATCCAGCATAAATAGGATCAACATTAATTAG